TAAAGTCTTTGAGCCAGTTCAAAATCTGTCTCGCCTTTGTAGGTTGCTCCGAAGACGGAGGCTCTTGCGAATGCTTCTTGTGCATGTGTTTCATTCTCCCAAAGATATCTATCTTTTAATGTATCAAGACTAAACTTATCAAATGTTTTTTCTCTGTCGTAGTCTATTTCAATTCCTAAGTAAGGCTTAGTTCCTATTTTATCTTCCACCATTATCTTGTTCCTTGTTGTTGACATGAATAGCTATTATAGCATAATGTATAATTTTATACAAGTCTAAATTGTTTTTTCCTTCCTTCTTTCCAAACCTCATAGCATACTTCATAATGTTCCCAAGACAAAAGCCTTCTCCATATCCGGAATCAATTATCATATCTGTTGCTTGATACTTACCATTAGAATAATGTTGGTCATATGTATTACCTACATAAGACTTTACTTCATTCAATATTTTATCTTCATTAAATTTATAGTTCACTACTTCTCCACTCCTTTGGTAAACTCTCTTCGTTATACCATGTAAAATTATTTTTCTCTGCCCATTCAGCATGAGTTCTTTTTGTTCCGTCCTTTCTTTTCTTAGCTTGAGGCATAGGTGCAAAAGGTTTTTGAAATAGAAACACTAACTCGTAACCTTCAGGTAAAGCCTCTCGTATATGTATGTACTTACTGAACTCTGCGTAATCCCAAAACCTACCTTTAGCTTCAATCAAAATAGTTTTGTTGTCTATTATCTTAACAAAGTCAGGTTCATATTTATGCTTAACAATATAGTCTATGTTATCCCAATGATGTTTCCAATCTTTAAGAAGAGTCTGATGTATTTCATATTCCCAAATACTATCATACCCTTTAGGCACTCCAGTTTTTTTAGGTCTAGGTTTTCTTGGTACTCTTCTAGGCATTGTCAATAGAAGAATCGTAGTTCTTAACTAGCTTCCAATAGGTTAGTATACTATTGAACATACCTAAATGTCTTTCATGAGATTCATCATCCCATATATGACAAGAGATTAATCCTGTATCTTTCCTATCAACAAAGATAGAAACTCTCTGTGGATTATCAAAGCCACAACCCTGTGCATAAGCAGACAACTGCATACCATGTTCATCGTATACTAATTTGGATGGGTCTTTACCTTCTAAGTTATCCTTAGTTTTAAAGTCTACAAAGATTCCAGATTTAGAATACAAATCTATCTTACCACCATACCCTGTGTCAGCACAGAAAGAATCTTCTGCAATCCATTCTTCATCAGGATAGTTTTCATCTAACCAAGCTTTAATTTTCTTGTAAGGTTTTGTTTGACCTAGACCTAAGAAACCTTTCTCAATCTGATAGTGTATTTTAGTACCTTGTTTGGCAGCTTCCATACCTATCTTTTTAGAATCATGTTTACATCTGTAAGAAAAAGAGTCAAGGGATTCTCCCTCGTATCTATCTAAAGTAAGAGCAGAGTTAAGTGCTTGATTTATTTTCCAGTTTTCTAATGAAGGTTTAGCTATCATACCTAGTATGGTAGTAACAGAAGGAACTAAGTTTTCTTTCTTAGCATCTCTAAGAGTTGTGTTTCTTTCCTTACCGTTAGCACCGATGATAGTATACATTGGTTCACCCTCTTGAGTATACCAATGTCCTGACTCAGACGTAAATTTATTATAGCTATCTAATTCAGTTTTGTCAATCTCTTTTTTATCTTTAGTCATTTCTGTGTCCTATAAATTGTAGTTCTCTTGTATCAGGATTGAACCCTAACAATTGAACTCCGAGTTTTTGTTGTAGTTTTGTTCTAGTCTTTTTGCAATTAGGATTTTTATCATTATCATTATTAGGATGTATTGTCTTTACATCAATCAAAGTAACAGTACCTTTCTTATCCATAGCTATCATATCTATTGGACCAGTACATCCTGAGTTCTGAAAGACTTCATATCCATTATCCCATAACCAAGTCACGGCATAGTATTCTGCGAAGTCTCCTTTTCTGTTTGTATCTTTAATGGGTTTCATACCAATTCTCTCCTATTTTATATTCTCCTGTTAGTGGGCAACGCATCTTAAAATGCTCACTCGCTTGTTCAATAGCTTTAACACCAAGCTCTCCAACAAAGTCAGCACTCTCTTCAGGTACTTCTATCTGCCATTCATCATGTATGTTAGCTACAAATTTAGCATCTATGTTATTTAGTTTTATCAAAGCATCTAAGAAACACATAGCTTTCTTCATTGCTATTGCACCACCACCTTGTAGTAAAGTATTAAGTGCAGCATGTTGACTACGTACATATATCTTACGACCATCTAAACCTTTTAGATACCCACGTTCAGATGCTTTCTGTACTTTCTCTTTTAGATTTTTAAGTGAAGGTAAGTTCTTAAAGAAAGTTTGTTTTAGTTCTTTACCTTTCTTTAATCCACCACCTGCAACACTACCTATCTTAGCATCTCCTGCACCATACACTAAGGCATATATAAATGTCTTGGCTTGGTCTCTAGTCTTTAGACCTGCAAGGTTTTGATTAGTAGTATGTATGTCTCCATTAATAACCTCTTCAATATATTCAGGGTCATTCATGTAATGGGCTAACATTCTAAGTTCTAATCCACTAGCATCTATACCTACAAGCTTACGTCCTTCAGGTATAGTCCAACATGAACGACACTCTTTACCATAAGGACTACCTGCATTAGGTACTTGTGCCATGTTAGGATTTCTGTGTGTCATCCTACCTGTGATAGTACCATTAGGTATTACACTACCATGAACTCTATCATCTTTAAGTTCATCTATCCAAGATGTAACCTGTGCAATTCTTTTTTGATAGAGTAAGAAGTCTGCAATCAACTTAGCTTCTCTGATGTGTTCAATCTTTTTCAGAGTACCTTCGTCTACAATTGGTTGTCCTGTTGGTGTAAACTTAACAGGCTTCCAACCAAAGTCTATGAGATATTCTCCTATCTGTTTACGGCTACCTAGATTAAAGTCAACTAACTTCTGTCTCATAAAAGGTTCAAAGTTATTTGTATCTAAACATCTTTGATACTCATCATCAGTCATACCACGTTTAGATAACTGTCCGTCTTTCTTAATGTAAGGTGTAACTAATTTATCATCTACAAGTTTAGGTTTAAAAGTATTATGCACTTCATCTTCTACCTTTAACTGTTTGTCTTTTAGTTCAGCCAGTAGTTCCATAGCTTGTTGAGTATTAAAAAAGAATCCGTTCTTCTCTTGTTGCTTTATTATCTTAGCCACGTTATGTTCAAGACTAACAGATTCTTCACTGAATATCTTACCTTCTTTTATTAAGTAGTTATATACAGCTTCGTTTAATCTTACATCTTGAACACAGTAGTCTAACATAGCAGGTGTAAACTCATCAAAGTTTTCAGGTTGCTCTTGTTTCAAACAACCAACACGCCATCCCCAAGCTTTCAAACTATGTCCGTTCTCACGGATAGGATTGAATAGTCTTGACATGACAAGCGTATCTTCTAACTTGTTAGTGAGTTTAGCACCATGCAGTTTTTGCAACACTGGTATATCATAGCCTATGATGTTGTGTCCAATCAATACATCAGCATCTTCTAGGAACTTAATCCCTTCAGCTATCTGAGTGTTATCAAACTTATGGACAGCACCATTTAATTCTTTAGCTACAATACACCACACAACTGTAGGGTCTAAGCCATCGGCTTCGATGTCAAATATTATTTTAGAATTGTTCATTGTCAAATGTTTCCTCCTCTGATACTTCAAACAGTCTACCTGTATCAGCGTTATATCTAAGACCACAAGCTAATCCTGTGTCTCCAGTGTACCTAGACTTAAGCACACGAACCTTGGTAAGGTTAGCTTCTTCGGGATTAGTTGCCTGTTGATTTCTCTCTAGTGCAATTACACAATCCGATAGTTGTGCTATACCTTGTGAGCCTTTGAGGTGGGATAGGGACACTTCAATACCTTGCTCATGTCCTTTATCTCCTGCTGCTCTTCTTAAGTGGGATACTAATATCATACCTACACCAGTCTCTTCAACTAAGCTACGTAATCTATTCATCAACATATCAATACCTCGTCTTTCATCTCCTTCGTGGAGAACATTGACGAGCATATGTAAGTGGTCAACGATTACCCATTTACATTCACATCCTACAATAATATATCTAAGCTTGGCAAAGATATCATCAATGTCAGTAGCACCTAAGTGAGAGTGAATGAACACCCTGCCTGAAGGGATAGCCTTATCAAACAAACCCATAAGGTCATCGTCTGAATAATTCTTACGCTTCTCTGATAAATATATCCTATCGTTAGCTTCGATAGATAGTATACCATCAGCAGTTCTCAACCAGTTCTCTTCAAGTGCTACAATACCTACATTGTCTTCCGTGTTCTTAATAAGCCAGTGTTCTAGTTCTCTTGTCACACTAGACTTACCGAGACCTGTGCCACCTGTAAGGGTAACAAGTTCTCCTTTACGCATACCATATAACTTCTTGTTAAGTCCGTCCCATGGATATGCAATACTCTCCTTCTCTTCTCTATGTAACCAGTCAGCCTTTTGGGATGACAGTTCCATGATACCTGAAGGAGTATACGTTTTAGAATTCCACCAAGCTTGGGTAAACTCTTGGAACTTCTTCTGCTTAAGCATTTCGTTTGCATCTTTGAACCCATTAGGGAACGACATGATTCTAGTTTTGTTAGGCTTTAGTATCTTAGCTACAGCTTTAGCTGCATCTTTACCTGCCTTGTCATTATCAAAACATAGAACTACATTGTCAAATGATTCTACAAACTCAATGCTCTCTCGTATATCTTTAACAGCAGCCGAAGCTCCACGCTTTAAAGATACTACCGACCACTTACCTTGGAAGAGTTCATGTACTGCCATAGCATCACACTCTCCTTCGGTAATGGTCAGGTACTTACCACCTGTATTTCCATACAGTTGTTCTCCAAATAAACCTGTGTCCTCGAATGTTCCATTACATGTGAAGCCTTTGTTAGATACAAACCTTGTCTTAGTACCAACAACTTCACTACCATTAAAGTATGGGTAAATATGTTGGGCAACATTATTGTTTCTATCCTTGACTATCTTAACACCGAACTTGGTTGCTGTATTTTCAGAGATACCTCTGTCAGTTAAAGCACCATAAGCACCAGTGTATGATGTAAGAAATGTGTTATCGGGTTTGGGTTTACTTGTCATTTCAATTACCTTTCCTGTTGATTCGTTGTCATAGTCTGTAAAGAATGTATTACAACTAAAGCATTTAGCAGAACCATTCTCATTCAGAGAGACAGCATCACTGCTACTACATTTAGGGCAAGGTAATTTGTGTTTAATAAATTGTGTTCGTTCTTGTTGCATTCTATCTCCATTAGAATGGCTAGGCTTTTACACCTAGCCGAGTTATATTTATTCAGACTCGTCAGATACCTCTGCTTCGTCTTCCTGTTCTACGACAGCTTCAGGACTTTCTTTCAGCACAGCTTCAAGATTATTCTGATGTCCTTGTGAAGCATAGTTCAAAGCTTCGACTAGTACATTCAACGTGCCTATCTTACTGATAGACACATTAGCACCTGCTCTTCTTTGTTCATCTTCAATCTTTGAAACATCATAGACTGATTCACCGTCATCGTTTTTAATAGTAATAATCATATTAAAATTCCTCGTCATCATCAAAAAATTCAGAGCCGTCCTGAGCCTTGTACTCCACCAAGTCTACAATCTGAACAGCTTGTAAGTCAAGACCTTTCCCTGCCTTACCTGCATATTCCCAATCGTATTCATTGTACTGTACTCTAATCTTAGAGCCATTACCTACAGCAAGATTAACTTCCTGTTTGTTTTGGTCTAGTAATCTAGGTGCAACCCTGACCATTCCATTTGGTCCATTGACTTTACGTTTGATTACTATAGCAGAACCTTCGTCCATCTGCTTAATGGTATGTCCACGAGTTGCAAAGTCATTTGCAGTCTCTTCATCAACAACTAAGTTGACTGTGTACATTGGTTCAAATGTGGTATTAGGCTCTTTAATACTTGCCCAATACGCAGTTCCTTCTACTATCATATTTACCTCCTACGGTTTAGTTAATAGTTCGTTAAAAATAGGGAGAGTTTTGAGCTGACTACTCTCGAAGTCATGGACTGAAGCCAAACCAAATAGTTTAGTATTTGGAGATAGAGGGCTTAAAGTTCTTTGGTTACTCGTCATCATGTTGCACATTGTATCAGAGTTGCTCATCAATGTCAAGCATTATATCACCCATTGTGTAAATACTTTCATCACAAAGTTTAACATAAAAGTCTTTGCCCTGCCAACGTACCTCATATGCTATCTTGTTTTCATATAGTTCTTCAAGATGTTTGCTTAACCAATCTTCAAAGTATCTGAATTGTTCTCTGTTTAGTTTTGTAAATCCTTCGTTCATTTTTTTCTCCTTTCTTTTAACCATAAAAACATAAATAATAATATCAATGCAGGTTGTAATATAACAAAGATAACAATGTTAGCTAACATATATCCCATACCTGTGATATCTCCTATCCATATTAGGACATCAACACACCAATAAAAAAACTTATATATTATAGAACCTATTTGTTCTACTAAAAAAGTACATTGGTTTACTAGTTCTTCTTTCTTCATTTAACCTCCATATTTATCATAAAAATATTCACACCATTCATATTCTCTTTGATGTTCTAAATTTAGAACAAAGATAAACATAATTAATGCCAGTATTATTCCTATATAATTAAAGTCTTTAATATTAAATTTCATTTTCTATTTTATCCTTTTTTCTTTTATCATTGTATTTAGTTACAACCCTACCACTGTTATAACCTATAATCTCTGTTGTCCATTTACCTTCTGCAAATCTAACCTCTATAAAATTAATAGAACTATCAATCTTTTCTTGTTCTAATATTTTCTTTTGTTTTTCTATAATATTAATGTACTGTGTCATGGTTTACTCCAAAAGATATGTTTACATGGTCGGGTATTTTTTTTCTTAAAGCTCTAAGAGGAATTAAATCTTCATCAAAATCCCACTGCTCTTGCAATTTTAAATCTTGAATCCAATGTAAAAAATTTACACCTTCCATCATTACTAAATTATCTATAGCTTCTTCTATAGAATTACCAAAAGTTTTTAATGTTTCTGTTTGTCCTTCTTGCGTTACTAATGCTTTATATTCATTCATTTCCTGATACCTCCATCAGTTCTTTATATGTTGTTATATTTGGATATTGTTTTAAGTATTTCATTATCCACTTGTCTGTCATGTATGACATATGTAATTGCCCTTGACCAAAAGCATGTGTCTGTTCAGGAAGTAATCCCTCAACATTATCTATTGTAATAGTCTGTGCTTGTTCAACAGGCAATAAACTTTCTAACCATTCAATTTGAATAGGCTTGATTCGTTTTCTAAGTTTCTTAATTTGTTTTGCGTTCATATTATTTCCATGCTACGAACTCCATGTAAGGAGTTTCTTTGTGTCCTTCAGGCAACCATTCTACCATATCTTCAACCATTTGTAAATCTAAATTTGTACCTGTTGTTTCTCCCTCATCATCATGAGACAGTAGTAAAGCCTTACCTCCATAGTTTGCACCAAGCTCTGTCATTCTAAAATATCTTTGGTTGTTTTTTAGTAAGCCTTCATCATCTATATACATATCTTGTGTTCCATAAAAAAGAACACAATCAAAACTTCTACAATCTATAAGGTCATAGATTTCTCTGTAGTCTCCTGTATATACTACTTCTTTTATTGTTGTATCGAATGGGTTTATTAGTATTCCTTTCATATTATTTACTACCTCTCTTTATATATTTATAACTATTACTATCCCATTCAGCATCTAACAACTGAACTAACTCATACCTTAGACTACTTAAGTTATGCACATCAGATAACCATAAGTCGTTTGTTTCATGTAATGTATTTAACATACTATCTATTTTGTTTATGTATTTAAATAAAGTGTCATACTCACTAACACTCATTTCAATAACTACTTTGGTTTTTAATATTTTTGTTTTCATAGTTTCTCCTTAGTTGTGTTGGTTATAATAAATACTTTCAGCTATGAAGCTTAGTATTTCTTCTCTATCATCATCTGCATGTAGTTCATACAGATAACAAATCTCATCTATCTCATCTGTTAATAACAGTTTAGCATCATCTTCTAATACTTGCTCATGTATTTGTTCTAATGTTCTTTCGTTGTGTATGTTGCTCATCATCTTCCCTCCATGTTTCTTGTTCAATAAATTCTACCACACTGTCTCTAAGATTGCAAATAGTTGCAAACTGTTGGTGTTCAATGTCAATACTAGACACTCCATACTTTTCTAAAAGATTATAAAAATCATCTTGAAAGTTTATAAAATCATTATCTGTCATTTCTTTAGCTGTCATCAGTTCAATCCCTCCACTTTATGCCAATCCTCATCAAGGATAAGTACTTCTTCAAAGTTATGTTTATAATCTACGTCCAAGTCTTGCCAGTTTTCATACACCTTTTGAGTTCCGTCTTTAAAAGTTATGTGTAGGTCTGCTCTTAACAAGTCCCAATCTTCTATATCGTCCCAATCAATACCTAGTTCATCTAAATCCCAACTAAGATATGCACTGTATC